TTTATATTGGATTAAAAGCTTTAAAAAATAAAGATAGGTTACAATTATATGATGCTATTTTTGAATACGGATTAAATACTACAGAAATTGATTTAAAACCTTTACCTAAAGCAATGTTTCTTATGATTAAGCCACAGCTACAAGCTAATCATAGGAAATTTATTAATGGTGCTAAAGGTGGCAGACCAGTTAACCCAAGTTCTCAAAGACAACAAAATAAAGAAACCAAAACAGAACCTAATCATAACCAAGACATAACCATAATAGAACCTAATGTAAATTATAATAATAATAATAATGGTAATAATAATGGTAATGGTAATGACCGAATAAAAATGCCATTAAAAAGTGGTGAAGATTATATTGTTGAACCTAAATTTTATTTTGAAATAAAAAATGCCTATTCAAGCCTTGATGTTGATAATGAATTGAAAAAAATGAGAGTATGGCTTATCGCTAATCCTAAAATGCAAAAAACTCGTGTAGGAACACCAAGGTTTATTACTAGTTGGTTATCAAGAGTAAAAGATAGTAGCCCTAAGGTTGAAGATACTTACGCAAGTATTCATAAACAAGTAATGGACTTGAAAAATGTACGCAAATAATGATATAGATAATAAACAAATGGATTGTATTGAAATTGCATCAAATATTTCATCATGGTGTGAAAGAAATTATGGCTATTTTATTAGAAGTAAATCAGATAAAGCTCAAACTATTAAAGATTTTTCTGACCAAATTGCAAGGTTAACTGTACATCAGCAAAACACTTGGCACATTGCATTAAATCAACATTATGATATGGGATTAGGACACCCACCTTTACCAGCACAGATAATTAAAACTATGAGAGGTCTTGCACCTACAAATAATGAGGAGATTAAAAAATTGGCACATAATTTAGATGTACAAATAGATTGGTATGGACAATGGTCAACATCAAACCACGAATCAAAGATGAATTTCTTTAAAGACCATAAACCACAAGGAGTTGGTTGGACTGATATACCAGCTTATATTCAATATGAAGCTAGGAAATATTATGTTGCAGAAGCAGGAATGAGTCTTATTGAAGCTAACAGTTGGATGAAAGGAATATGAAAGATAAAATAAACCCAAGCCATTACAAACAAGGAAAAATAGAAGTTATAGATTTTATACTTGACCAACAAATGGATTACCTTACTGCTTCAGCAATGAAATATATTTGTAGGCATAATCATAAACATGGACAAGAAGGTGATGGGCAAATAGACGATTTACGAAAAGCAAGATGGTTTATTGAAAAATTAATTGAACACAAACTTGGAGAAACCAAAAACACTTTGCAAGTTGACCTAGAGGAATTAACAAAATGAAAATAACTTTACAAAAATATGAAGCTGAAGGTGCAAGTCATGGAATATTAGTTCCAGCAGATGAGCAATCCGCAAAATTTGTTGGTAAGTTAATTAAAAATGATGTTGTTACTTCTGATTTTGTTAAGCCTAGAAACTACAGGTTTCATAGAAAATGGTTTGCACTTGTAAAGTTTGCTTATGAACATTGGCAACCTTCTAATTTAGAAGATTCAAAATGGAAAGATGTAGTGCCAGAAAAATCATTTGAAAGATTTCGTAAAGACATAATAATTATGAGTGGAAGATTTGATGCTGTTTATCGTGTTGATGGTTCTGTAAGAGTTGAAGCAAAATCAATATCTTTTGCAAGTATGAATGAAGAAGAATTTAAAGACTTGTGGAACGCCACAACAACGGTCATTTTAGAAAAGGTTTTAACAAATTACACTAAAGATGACTTAAACAATACTGTTAAACAACTGGAGCAATTTTATTAATTATGAAACTTATAACTTTTAATCAAGCGTTATTATTATTAGCTGGAATACCACTAAATAAAAATAAACTAGATGATGAAAAATCGACTATTATTTATAAACCTAATAAAGAAAAAACAAAATTTATACGCAAACTTAAAGAAGATGGATATACTGATTTAGCAAATATTGAGTTAAAGCTATATTGTGATTTAATAGAAGGATACGACATATTAGTTTCTGCTTATAGCGATTCCACGCCTTCAGAACCGACTATCTCATCTTATGAATTTAAAAAATGGGCTAAGAAAAAACGCTTTTCAAGATTTTTGTAATGAAACCAAAAGAACGCAAAGCTCGATTTGAAGCATTAGCTGAATATGGATGTATTATTTGTATGCGACCAGCAGAAATACATCATTTAATTGGACATCCATATTCAAGTATGGGTAAAAAAGCAGATGATATAAATACTATTCCTTTATGTGTTGACCACCATAGAGGTTCTCAAGGTATACATCACATGGGTATGAAGGTATGGGAACAAGTTTATGATACTCAAATAAACCTATTAAATAAAACTAATAAAGGTCTTTTCATATGAATTAAAGGCGTATAATAATAGTTATAGCACTTAAGCTATATGACCAAAAATAAGGAGAAACACATGATAAGATTTATACTTGAAGTAAGAAGAAAAACTAACATATGGTTATGGAATAAAGGCATTGTAACTCTTAAACGAAGTTATAACAGACATAACATAAAACCAATTCCCTACCAAAAATTCACCAAATCTACACAAAGGGGCAGATACATGCTTCTTGGATTTTGTATTGGTTTAACTCCGTATGTTGTACATATGAATGGGTGGTTAAGATGAATGGACATTCAGATGTAGTAGGTATGGAAGAAAATGGCGAGATTGTATTTAACGAAAATACAGGATGTTATGAGCCTGTCAATTGGCAGGAATTACAAACTAAAGACTTAAAGGAGATTGAAAATGATACTGTCAGAAAATGATTTGCAAGACGATATACATCTTTTCCAATTGTTAACACTTCGTAAAGGATTACAATCAGAAATTTTAGGTTTTAAACTTAGTAGGGGTAAAAGTTGTTATTCAATTATTAAAAATAGATGGCAATTAAAAGGAAATAAAAAGTCTGTTCTTGAACAATTTGAATGGGCATTAACTCAAAATGGAGTATTAAATGATAACTAATCAAAAAGTAATAATAGAAAAATGGCTACATGATTATGGTTCTATAACAGGTAAACAAGCTATGGAAGATTGTGGAGTTTATAGACTAAGTGCAGTAATCTTTGATTTAAGAAAAAAAGGTGTAGATATTGAAACACATACATTGATAGTAAAAAACCGATATGGTGGGATAAGTCGTGTTGCTCAATACCAATTAAAAGGACATAATAAATCATCAGCAACATGGATGGAAGATTTTAATAACATTGTTGAACGAGCAATGACTAAATACAGGAGCGTGTAATGAACAAGACAATACATCAAGCAATATTTGAATTTAACAATATGATGATTACAGTTAAAAAAGACTTAAAGAATGGAGCGTTTCCAAATTCATTCTATACGGATATTAATTCTGTACTTCATACAATTCGACCAACATTATCAGAATTGGGGATAGTTATTATACAAACGCCTCAAATGAATGAAGCTGGTTCTTATTTAAACACTAAGATTATGCTAAAAGATATTCCAAGTGAGTATGTAGAATCTAATATTAAATTTATTGTAGACCCTAAAAGTCCAAAGGCAATGTGGAGTTTAGGAGCATCAATAACTTATACACGAAGATATGCAATTACTTGTATGTTAAGCCTTGAAGCGGTGGATGATGATTTTGTAAATGGCACGAAGGATGCACAAAGTTCACCTAAGAAGGCGTATAATAAACCTTTAACACCCACACAACAAAATAATGTTTTAGTTGTAAAAATGAAAGACGAATTAGATAGGGCTAGAGCTATGGGAGATTTAGAATTGGCTACAAATATTTATGAAGAAGCTAATGATAAAGGTTTGGTACAAGTGCAAGATTATCATGCTAGATTATTTGAAAATCCAGTAGCTACATTATAAGAATTACCGTAACCCAATCGGTTTTCGGGGTTTTAGTTAAGGTTATCATTCCTTATCTCCTTTACCTCGTTAGGTCTTATGGGGGATTAGTTACCCTAAGTAACTACTAAATTAAGGATTATTAATGATTACATACGAACAATTTTTAGAACATTTAGCAGACCCTTCTCTTACACCAAAGAATAGGTTTACAAACAAAATTGAATTATTAAGGCTAAAAAATCAAATGGGTTGGACAATTGCTCATGCCCAATCTAGGCGTGGATGGGTAACGGATGATAAAGACATACTAAAATGGTCAACTATTCAAGGCTACACAGTAGCACATTGCCAGGCGTTTCATGGGAATGTATTTACAACACAACAAATTAATAAAATTTCAACTAAAGCTGGATGGTTACCAGCAAGTGTTAGGTCAGAAGGTAAAACAAAAATAACTGTTGAACAACTGGGAAGCCTTGTTACTAAAGGCTATATATTTATATCTAAAATAAGAAGGAGTAAGAAATGAGTCAATTTGATAATACAAACACAGCAATTGCTTATGTAGAAAATGGATTATTTGCTAAAGCAGGTGTTGAAAATTTACAAGCACAAAGAAAGCCAATACTTAAACTTAAAGTTAATGTAGATGGTAAAGATGTGGAAGTAGCATTATATTTTAAAATGGTTTATGATGAAGCCACAGGTAGTTTTACTGACCAATATAAGGTTACAAGTTCTGGAAGTAAGATGTTAAGCGGTAAAATAGTAGCACCTTATGTTGCTCAAATTGCTAATGCAGTTGAATCTGTTGATTCAAGCAGACTTCAAGATATGGGCAGAGATGAACCCGAAGATGAAATACCTTTTTAGGAGTTAATAATGTCAAAAAATCTTAATGTAGCAGTTGAACCCGCACTTCATAATATTACTTATTTGGGTATTAATGAAATAATACTCAATGGAGTTAATCCTCGAACTATAGAAGGAGATAAATTTGCTAAGTTAGTTAAAAGCATTAAGAGATTTCCAACCATGTTAGCAATTAGACCCATTGTAATAGATGAAAATAATGTAATACTTGGTGGTAATATGAGATACAAGGCTTGTGTTGAAGCAGGTCTTGAATCCATTCCTATATTAAAAGTTAATAATTTAACTGTTAAAGAAAAAGAAGAATTTATTATTAAAGATAATGTTGGTTTTGGTGAATGGGATTGGGAAGTTTTAAATTCAAATTGGGATAATAATGATTTAGAAGAATGGGGTTTAGATATACCCAAATTAAAAGATGATAGTGTTACAGATTTATCAGATTCTCTTGAAACATCTTTAAAAATTGAAGTTGATTGTATAAGCGAAGAACAACAAGAAACTTTATTTAATGAGTTAATAGAACAGGGATATGAATGCCGACTTTTGACATTGTAAGAGAAACAACACCTAAAAAATCATTTCGTGTTGCTTCAGTTATGGGTAAATTTGATTTATCTTCCGCAAAGATTAAAGAAAGATTTGTAGGGGATATCCATTTTGATGATAATTGGCAAATAGGTTTAATTGTTGGTAATAGTGGAACAGGTAAAACAACAATAGCAAAAGAGTTATTTCCAGATAGTTATGTAACAAATTTTGAATACAAAGCAGAATCTATATTGGATGATTTTCCAAAAGAAGTTTCTGTTGACCAAATAACTAGAACATTTAATAGTGTTGGTTTTTCTTCACCACCTTCTTGGCTTAAGCCTTATAGTGTTTTAAGCAATGGTCAAAAGATGCGTGTTGATTTAGCAACGAGTTTATTGCAAGATGAACCTTTGATTGTCTTTGATGAGTTCACGTCGGTAGTTGATAGAGAAGTGGCTAAGATTGGTTCTCATGCCATACAAAAAGCTATAAGACGAACGGATAAAAAGTTTATAGCTGTTGGTTGCCATTTTGATGTTGAAGATTGGTTATTGCCCGATTGGATATTTAATACTAACGATATGACATACAGCGTAACAGCTAAAAAAAAAGACCAGACATTGAATTCCGAATATTTGAAACAAAAAGAAAGTCCGAATATTGGAAAATGTTTAGTAAATATCATTATTTAAGTCATACACACAATAATGCGGCTAGAGTTTTTATAGCAACAGTTAATAATGTTGTATGTGGATATTGTAGTGTATTACCTTTTCCGCATCCATTTAAAAAAGGATTTTGGAGAGAACATAGAACAGTTATATTGCCAGATTATCAAGGTATAGGTTTAGGTCATTTATTAAGTAATAATGTAGCTGAAATACTTAAAGAAAGTGGTAAAGGCTTTTTATCAACTACTTCTGCTCCTAGTTTAATAATGAATAGACAAAAAGATAAAAAATGGGCAATTACTAGAATTGGTAGGGTAAGTGTTCCTACTGGAACTGGTGCTTTACATCATAAAAATAAAAAAGGTAGCACATCTGCTAACAGAATAACGGTATCATTCCAATATATTGGATAAATTAACAAAAGTTAACAAGAATGAAACTATCAAATGACGAATTTTGGGCAGGGGTTAGAGAGAGTGCAGGTTTATACTCAAGGTCTGTAAGACTATTTAAACGAGAATATGGCGTTGATATAACAAGGATAGCAGTTAGGGCTAGAGCTTTACGTGACCCAGAACAATTAAAAGATATTAGAGAACAAAATCTCGATATTGCTGAAGAAGGATTACACTCATTAATGAGAACAAAGAACGAAAATGTAAAGTTAAGAGCGATAGAGTTATACTTAAAACATCAGGGTGGAGACCGTGGTTGGGATGATAAACATAAATTAGAAATAAATGAGGATATGAATTTAACTATTAAATTTATTTAAATGTCTGAAGTAACAGAAGTAGAACCAGTAGAAGAAGCACTATTATTACCTAAAATATTTGAACCTCTTTTTACACCTTGCAGATATAAAATTTATTATGGTGGCAGGGGTGGCGGTAAGTCTTGGAATTTTGCTATATCTTTATTGTCATTAGGCACTAAAAGACCTATGCGAATATTATGTACTCGTGAGATTCAAGGTTCAATCAAACAATCAGTACACAAACTATTACATCAATGTATTAATCGAATGGAATTAAATAAATTCTATAGGGTCACTCGTGATGGGATTTATGGTGTCAATGGTACTGAGTTCTTATTTCTTGGACTTAAACATGACCCAAATCAAATAAAATCTCTTGAAGGCATAGACGTTTGTTGGATTGAG